TCCTGAGTGGAATGGATAAACAGGTCGTCTGGCTCCGAATTCAAAAACTCTAAATTCAACCCCCTGCATATCCTCTTCAAGTCCCCGAACGTATACCTAGAGCCGGGGTGGATGTACCTGCGACAGCCACATGTCTGCGCCCCCCACTGCAACTCCAGGGTGGTCTTCTCCATCTCCTTGCCACAGCGACACCGAACCCTCCACACCGTCGAACGAACGCCTGCTAGCTTATCGCTGGAAATGCTAGGACCCTCGAGTACATGCAGGGATCTGCCTCGAAGCTCCTCGTAAAATTCGGACACGATCTGCGACTGACAACGACCACAGCTGTCAGCCAGGCCTCGAAGAAAGGAGTTTAGTGTGGGACTCCACTCCGTCCCGCACCTGCACCGGAATCTCCAGATCCCGGGCTCCTGCGTATCGTACGTGGCGAGGTCAAGGTCAGGCGGCAGGCTCAAGCACTCGACGCCAACTTCTCGGCACTTGCTCAGGACGTCGCGAAATTTATACTTGTGGTAACCAACGCCACAGCAGCTCTTGCTGTGGCCGTCGAGTATCTGGGCCAGGGCCGGGGACCACTCCTTGCCGCAATGGCACAAGAACTTCCAGATCCCGGGCCCCCGAATCTCGGACAAGAATCCGGTAGCTGGGAGATTCACCGGGGTCAGCCCAAGGGCTCTCGCTTTTTCGTGCACCTCTTCCCAGACTCGCCGACGACGCTTTGGCTTCGGCTTCGATTCCGGCTCAGCTCCTGGGTCTTCCTGTTGCACAGCCTATTTATAGCGAATTCTTACTAGGATTTCAAGCGCTCGCCGACGCATCTTTAGGTGATGAAGTTCGCACCTAAAATTCCACTTGTAGCCACGTCCTGTCGTGCTTCTTCATATTGCAAGAAGAACACGCCGGTCTCAGATTGGCAGGCCAGTGACTACCACCTCGAGACAAGGGAATTACGTGATCGAGATGTTCATATGGTGCTTCACGACAGTAAGCACAGACGCCACCGAAAAGAGTCACTCGCGCCGCGATGTGATCGTGAGTAGTGTACTTCACCCCAGAAGCGCCCGCCTCTCGAGCGCGACGCCGAGCATGACTCGCCCTTACCCTATCGGGATTTTTCAACTTCCATCGTTGCTTAACAAGCCGAACCTTTTCAGGATACTCGATCCGATAGCGTCTACTCGCCTCCTTCCTCTTGTCAGACTCCCTGGTGTAACGCTGGCGATCACGTGCCCGAAATAGCTCAGGATTCTTGGATCTGGCCACAGCGCAATATTCGCGTTGATACTCGCGCTGATAGGCCTTGTACTTCTCTGGGTCTTTATAAGGCACGGCAACCCTAGGTATAGCCAATTCGCAGAGCTAAGACCGCCTTGATTTCAACCGCTGACCCACATCCAAAATGTCCCTAGTGGCTTCCTTCATGTCCCCTTCCCATCCAACCAAAAAGCTATCGATCAACATCTTCTGACGTTGTAAAAGCTTTCTTTTCCCTAGTGGGAGGTGCTTTTCCGCCTTAGACAAAGAGCCAAGCGCCTGATCAACGCTACGAGTCAGATCCTCGGCTGGACTAGCAGAGGCTTCATCAACAGCAGCCGACTTCTGGTTCTCGGTCTGAGTCGTCTCCTGCGTGGGCTTAGCAGCCTCACCAGATGGCTGCTCACCAGGACCACCTTCACCCCCACCCCCACCACCGCCTCCATCATCGCCTGAAGGAGCTTGGCCACCTTGGGCAGCCTGCTGTGCCTGCGCCTGGGCTTGTTGCTGCATCTGCTGGGCCTGCATCTGAAGTTGAACCTGTTGAAACCAAAAAGGATCTCGGATATAATCGTACCGAGGATCCTTGGATGCCCCCTCCACACCAAAGAAAAACTCTTTGATCTCACCCACCGTCACGTACTTATCCAAGATAGCTTGATAGGCGGGCGAAAGAGGAAATTCGCCACCCATACGCTTGCCCACGGCCTTCTTCTCGACTTTCTCGAGAACCTCGTCGTAGGTCATATGGACAGGGGCATCTTGTTGGAGACGAACTGACTCTTTCTCCGCCGTCTCAGCGTCCAGTCCCACGAGCTTGATGACGCATCGCTCGCTCAGACCCTTGTCGAAGAGGGGAAGAATGTACTGGTTGAGAAAATCTTCAAACTGAGCGAGCAGGGGGCGAATACCAACATCGCGAGCCGCCTCCAAGCGGTATTCATTATTGGACTCAGACAGAGCCTGGCTGTTCGTGCCTCGGCTCAGGTACCCGAACCCAGGCAGCTCCTCCGGGCTCATCTGGAACGCACTCAGGATAATCCTGGCGTTCATGTCGGCAAGGTACTGGAACTCCATGTCCCTACCACCACCATCGATGGTCTGGAAGGTCATTTCATCTTCCTGGCCGATGCCGAATACGGGCATACGCCAGGCATTGTTGACGGAGTTGATCTGGGCGTTGAAAACCTGGCGCACATTCGCGACGACGCCATTGTCGATGTCGTCGCTCTTGATCACCAGGATCCCGCGCGCGGCGCGGCCCGACTGAAAGTACAACTTGTTGTGGGTGGTTATGTTGATGTGGGTCGTGACCGCCGAGATCACGGTATCGAGTGGCGTGACCGGGTACCCGTCCAACTCAAAGTCTGGGACGGGGTAGAAATTGTGGACCAGACACTCCTCGGCCGTGAAGGCCTGGAGCGGGCGCTCGTCCACGACCTGGACCCAGGTGTACTCGTCGTTGGTGAAGCGCTCGGGGTCGATCTTCTCATTGCGCATCTGCGCCAACATGATCCGCGCCTGGCGCCGCAGCGCCTCGAGGGCACTGCGCTGGGGGGCGGCACGGTAGATGGTGCCGGCGTCGATGATCCGGATCCCGGCGAAAGTGCGCTCGCCAGCATTGTTTGGGCGATAGAGGACTTCCGTCGCGATACGACCGAGAACGACGGCGTTGCGTACGCTCATGGAGATATACTGCGGGAAGGTAAGGGTATCCTGGTTCCCCTTGAGGTCGAGGCTGTCGTCGCCGCAGCTCATGAGCCTCTTCGTGACCTTGGCGATGTTCTTCTGCAGCTCGTCTTTGGCCTTCTTCTTAGCCTCCGGATCAGCCAGCTTCTCCAGCTCCTCGAGGGCCTCTTGCCGGGGCTCAACGACGAAGCCGGTGCTGAAGCGGTCGGGGCGCGGGCGGCCGAAAGCGCTCATCTGGGCCTGGCGCGTCTGGACAATGGCAGCGACTAGATCGTCCTGGATCGTTATGCGCTTGAGGAGCTTGTCGGGGACGAGGCGAAACTTCGCCTTGTAGACGGAGTGGTACCTATTGACAGCGGTCGGGTCCGCCTCAAAGGCGAGGCGCTCGATGTCCCCCTGCTGATTGAGGGTGCGCAGGATAGCCTTCTCGAGGGTCTCTGGGGCCTGCACCTCCTTCAACTGCGCCGCCATCTCCGCGTCGAAGCGGATCTTCATCTCCCCCTTCTTCGCCTTCTCCGTGTGCCCGCCCATGTTGGCCAGAGCCAACAGGTCAGAGACGCTCTTGTTGAGGAAGGGCTGCACGTTACTCTGCGCTGATGAAATTGAGGTTCATGGGGACGTTGGTCAGGTTCACGACCACAGCCGTCCACACTGGACCTATTTTTTCGTCCCAACCCGTCTGCTCCGGGTCCCCTGGGGCAAAGGGAGCGACCTGGTTGAGGTTGGAGATGTCGCCATTCCAGCGCACGATCGCGGCCTGGTCCACCTCGACACGAGAGTAGCGCTTGGCGCCGGCATAGAACTGGAGGCCTGTGTTGTGGGGAGTCGCGGTCACACCGGGTGGCAGGGGCGCAGTCGAGAACACCTCAAACCACTTCGAGGTGACGGCGGCGACAGTATAGGTGCCGAGCACGGCCGCCGTAAATCCGGCGGAGACGTTGGCTCCATCTCCGACCTGGACGCCGGCGGAGGCGAAGGCTTGAAACTGATTGTTCGTGGTCTGGGGCACGGCCTCAGCGGCGGCGCTGAAAACAACGCCAGGGAATCGACCCAGGGTGACGGCAGCGCCCGAGGCCGCGAGCACGGTCCAAAAGCCCTCATTCAGGGTGTTGAAGGGGCCAGCTGGATCGCCCGTGCTGACACCAGGGATGTAGACGGTGTCTCCGACCTGGACCGCTGCCAGGGACCCACCCACGGACGAGGTGAAGGTGGCGGTCTGATTCGCGGCCACGGCCACGGTGATCGTGGCCCCGGACAGGGCGAGGCCTCGGTCGGTACGTAGACCAGGGGCGGTACCGGTGCCGTCCCAGGCGAAGCGGTAGCGAACTGGAGAGAGTGGGCTCAGCGTGAGCAGGAACTCGGTGGTGTTGTCAATCGAAGTCGAGC